CGAAACGGTTGGCTTGAATCAGCACAGTTTTGGGGAGGGGATTTCCCAGTGGGCTACTTTGCATATGGGCATTGAACTAATGCCATGGCAAAAGCATGTGCTTAACGGCCAGTTGTCCCATGACGGTGAAGGCAACCTGCAGTTTCGAGAAGCTTTGGTATCCACGGCCAGACAGCAGGGCAAGTCTGTTGCTTTGCAAGCCATGATTGGTTGGTGGATTACTGAACTGGCGGCCATTCGAGGCAAACCCCAGGCCGTGCTTTCTGTGGCTAACAAACTTGATCGTGCCGAAGCAATCTTTGGGTTTATCGCACCAATCCTTGTCGACAAATTTGGTGGCAAAGCGGCCAACGCTATGGGTCGTAAGTCGATCAAAATGCCTGATGGTTCTACGTGGGAAGTTAGAGCTGCAACACCAAACCTGCACGGTGGTAGTTATGACCTGATCGTCATTGACGAACTGTGGAACATTTCGGCAGCTGTGGTTGATGAAGCGTTACGGCCTAGTCAGATTGCTAGGCAGTCGCCGTTGCTGTCTATGTGGTCTACCGCTGGCGATGAGTCAAGCGCCGCCATGATTCAGTTTAGAGAACAGGCAATATCTGAGATAGATACCGGCACAACTGGCAGTTTGTATTTTGCCGAATACAGCATGAAGCCTGGCAGTGACCCCCGATTGGAAAGCAACTGGTTTATGGCAAACCCTGCGATGGGTCAGACCGTGACAGTTGAAGCGCTTAGGGCTGTCAGCAAAAAGGACAGTTTTCTGCGTGCCCACTTAAACATGTGGGTTTCGGCCCGTGGTGCGTGGCTTCAACCTGGCGTTTGGGACAAACAAAAAACCGATATTGCTATGCCACCTGGTGGCGTGTTGGCGGTTGACACTGACCTAACTGACGGGCGTTATGTGGGCGTCAGGTCAAGCGTGTTGGAATCCAAAGCGCATGTGTGTGTCGAATTCATGGTGGACACCGAAGATCAAATGTGGGAAGAAATAGAACGGGTCATGGCAGACACGGCCACCAGTCTGGTGATTACGCCAGCCTTGCATTTGCATTTGCCGAAATCTTTGGAACGTCGAAGTAGCGTCATCGGTTACGGCGAGTTACTCAAGTATTCGGGCCTGATTCAAAAGATGATCGTTGAAGGCAAGGTGCGGCACCGTGGCGAATTGGCTTTGGCTGAACATGTCAACCGTGCAGTGCTCACTAAAACTGGGGGCGGTGTCGTTCTCAGTTCTCAAAAATCGCCTGGCCCAATTGAACTGTGCCGGTGCATGGCGTGGGCGATCGCCGAAAGTTCACGGCCAAAGGTTGTTGGCAAACCCATGTTTGCTGTCTCTAGGACACCGTGAACCTGCGTCACGCTAATGTTTGTCTAGTCCCTGTCCTGCGTCGGGCAGGGCAGGGACACCCCCCGATAGGAAAACACCATGGGATTATTTACAAGTAACAAAGTAAACAAGGCGCAGATTTCGCCCCAGTCTGAACCAACCGTGCAAGCAGCTGCAGTTGGTGGTGCTTACTATTCGTCGCAAGTCGCAGGCCCAAACCTGATTGGTGACTGGTGGTCATACCAGGCAGGCGTCATGCGCAACCGTGCAATGTCCGTTGCCGCCATTAGTCGAAGCCGTGACCTAATGGCTTCAGTCCTGGCGAGCATGAAACTAAAGATGTACACGGAACGGTGGAACGAAACCGAAGGCGAAATGGAAGAAGTGCCATTGGCGCCCCGTTCCTGGCTTCGACAACTTGACCCCGAAATGCCAAATAACTTCCTGTTTCCTTGGATTTTTGATGATCTTTTTTTCTTCGGTCGTTGCTACCTCTATGTGACAAGTCGCACCAAAGACGGTTACATGGCTTCAGCCACCCGTCTACCGCAAGGTTCAATTACGACACCCGACGCAAACCCCCCAGTGTGGTTTGGTAAATCAAAAGAAATCTATTTCAACGGTGGCGCCATCGACCCCAAAGATGTTGTGCAAATCTTCAGCCCAACACAAGGCATGATTTACATGTCAGAACAAACCATTGCCACGTCATTGAAACTAGAAGAAGCCAGATATCGCAACAGCTCTAGTGCTATCCCTGCCGGTGTACTCAAACAAACTGGCGGTGAACCGTTGTCAGCAACTGAACTTGCAGCACTGGCCGAAGCGTTTAACCAGGCACGTGCAACCAATCAGACAGCTGCATTAAACGAATTTTTGACGTACACAGAAACCAACGCAACACCCGACAAAATGTTGTTGATTGACGCCGCCAATTACCAGAGTCGTGAAATCGCTAACTTGTGCAATGTGCCCCCGTATTTGTTGGGTATTTCAACAGGTTCTTACGCCTACACAAACAGTGCTGGTGCCAAATCGGACTTGTGGACTTTCGGCCTGTCAATGTACGCCGAAGCAATTGTGGCCGCCTTGTCACAACAGTTGCCCCGTGGCACCTATGTTTGTTGGGATACCGACGACTTTTTAGAAACAGAAAAAGAAGAGTACGCAGTCATGGAACCCATGACTGAAGAAACAGAACCACAAGAAAACACACAAGAGGAATTGGCATGATTCGATTTACTTCAAACACATTCGCTGTAGAAGCTGCAGGCCCAGACGGTGAAGAACGCCGAACAATCACTGGCATTGCAGTGCCTTACAACACTTTCGCAACTGTCAGCGATGGCACCACCGTGCAATTCGCACCAGGCAGTTTGCCCGTTGAAGGCAAAGCACCACGCCTTTACATGTACCACGATTCAACCCAGCCCGTTGGTTTGGTTGCAGAACGAGTCGACAGCCCCGAAGCCATGTATTTCACAGCCAAAGTGTCAAACACCCGTGCTGGTGACGAAGCGTTAGTGCTCGCAGCTGACGGTGTCATTGACAGCGTTTCAGTTGGTGTCAACCCAACAGAATTTAAGTACGACGATGAAGGCAACATGACAATTTTGGCGGCTGACTGGGTAGAACTTTCCCTTGTCCCCACGCCTGCTTTTGCTGGTGCTACGATCAGTCAAGTAGCGGCCGAAGCGCCACAAGTCGAAACACCAAAGGAAGAACCCAAAATGGAAACCAGCCCAGCAGTTGTTGAAGAAACCGTAATCCCCACGGCACCAATTTTTGCCCAGGCAAAGCGTGAACCACGCCTGCCCAGCGCCTTTGAATTCATGGCCGCAATCCACAAGGGCGGTATTGAAGCCGCTAACGCCAACAAAGTTTGGGAAGATTACCGTGCTTATCACAAGTCCCCAATTGAAGCTGCCGCTGGCGATGTGGTCTCTTCAAATGTGAGTGGTATTGTCCCATTGCCGTTGTTGGGTCCCGTGTTCGCTGATATCAACTACATTTCTCCGCTTTTGACAGCCGTCGGGACTAGGGCTATGCCTGGTGGCGGAAGCGGTTCAACGTTCATTCGCCCGACTTGGACGACCCACCCGACTGTTACAGAGCAGGCCGCACAGCTTGACGCAGTGTCAGCAACCACCAGCGTGATTGCCGCCAACACCGTCACAAAGAAAAGTTTTGCCGGTGCGACCACCTTGTCATACCAGACGGTGGACTTCACCGACCCTGCCGCCATGGCAGTCATCATGCAAGACCTTGCCGGTCAGTACCTGCGAGCAATCGACAACTTCGCTTGCGACAACCTTGTAACTGCCGCTTCTTCCGATGGCGTTTGGGACTTGACCGTGGCCGACTTGCTGAAGTCAATCTACGATTGCGCAGTCACCACAGTTGCCGCCACCAACTTCTTGCCAACCCATATCGCTGTCGACCCAGCCACATGGGGACTCATGATGCAGTTGACCGACGACCAGAAACGACCGATTTTTGGTTACACGGGCGGTGGCCTCAATGCGTTCAACGCAATCGGTAACGGTGGCATTAACGCTTTCCAAAACGCCAACCCACTTGGGTTGCAAATCGTGGTTGACAACAACTTCGCCGCAAAAACCATGGTCATTTTTAACTCAAATGCTTATGAAATTTACCGCCAAGACCGTGGCCTGCTTTCGGTTGAAAACCCCAGCACCATTTCACGCACCATGTCAATGTTTGGTTACGCCGCAACCTTTGCTGCTAACTCAAGCATGATTCGCAAAATCACCCAGGCTTAGTCGAAAGGCGGTTAGCCGCCCATGGCTGTTTATTCTGTTATTTTCCACCAGCGTTTGGACAATTACGCAGTTGTTCAAACGCTGACGGAACCCGAACTGGGTTTGGGTCAATCGTTTACGCTTGCAGGTTTAGGTCACGGCCTGAACGGCACACACACGGTGTACGACTTGCCCCCATACTTGTTTACTGGTGTCACCAGTAGCGGTGATCTCACATTTGACTATGCAATACCGATTGAAAATCAAGTGTTGTTTTATGACGCCGATGACGATCTCAATCGAAGCGCCGCTATCCCACCTGGCACCCTGACTTTCACCGAAACTTGTACGTGGATTACGGGCACACAAATTGGCACCTGGCTAGGAATTGCTTTAGCTGGTGTTGACGAAACGGCTTTTTTGACTCAGTGTGCTAACAGCGCCAACAACTTCATTTTTCGTAGGCGTCAAGAGTCGGGCTACACCGACCAATTGACCGTTGTTCCCAGCGCAGATGTAGAGCTGGCGACCATCATGATGGGTGGCTCGATTTACAGACAGCGTGGCGCCATTGATCAATTCGCAAGTTTTAGCGACATGGGCACAGCTGCAGTGTCAGGCTTGTCGCCGTTAATCAAACAGTTAGCCGGTATCCCACGGCCAGCGGTTGCGTGATGGCATACACCGACCTGTTCAATGAAGCCATAGATGATTTGGCGGCAACGCTGGCAACCATCACTGGCATGCGTGTGGTGTTTGACCCTGAGAAGATCAACCCACCATGCGTGTTTATTGACGCACCCAGTTTTGATGCCTTTAACTACAACATCGTTACCATGAATTTTTCGGTAAAAGTAGTGACACTAGGGCCAGGCAATTTGGACGGCTTACGCAACGTTTTAAGCATGTGTGCGCAGGTTCTAGCAAAGAATGTCGCCGTGAAATCTGGGCGCCCTGGTTACATACCCGTGGGTGGCCAAACTTTTGCCGCTTATGACCTATCCATTGACATGCAAGCACAGACAGGGTGAACATGAAATACAGAATTATTAGCGAACGTATCGGAACCGTAGGCGCAGAATTCGTGCCTGGTGCAGGAACCAACATTGAAGCGTTACTAGCGCACGGGTTCATTGAATCTGACGAAATGCCTAGCGACAGCCCAGCCCCAAAATCTGCTAAAACTAAAGCACAACCGAAAAAGGATTAACCCATGGCTACTTCGACATATCTCAGCAATCCTGGCGTTATGGTCAACAGCGTTTCGCTAACCGACCAATGCACCAGCGCCACCGTTACCAACCGTGTAGACGCACTAGAAGCAACTGCCTTTGGTGGCACCAGCCGTGTGTTTGTCTCAGGTTTATACAATCAAGAAATTACGCTAGAGCTCTACATGAGTTATGCCGCCGCAGAAACTTTTGCGACACTTTCAAGCCTTGTTGGCACCACGACAACAGTCAAGGTTTCAAACACGGTTGCAGGCTTAACGACAGCCAGCCCCACAGAACCCCGATTTGAATTAGTAGGTGCTTTCCTGGCTGAATTACCAGTGATCGACGCAACCATGGGCGAATTAAGCACCATTTCAATTACCTTTCAGGGTGGCGTTCTCACCACTGTTACTTCCTGATTTAGCAACCACAACAGCAAAGGCCCGACATGCAGCTAACACTTAGAGTCGATCAGGGCGAAGGCCCTGTAGAAGTAAGCACCAACCTTTTCACCATTGTTTCGTGGGAACGCAAATTCAAGCGTAAGGCTTCAGACATGTCTAACGGCATTGGCATTGAAGACCTGGCGTATCTAGCCCACCAGGCATGCCAACAACACGGCGTTGTCGTGCCGGTGGTTCTAGATGACTTCATCAAGAAGCTGGTGGTGCTCGAAGTAGTTAGTAGTGAACCTGACCGCCCTACCTTGCCAGTACCTACCGATTCGCTTTAGCACAACTGCTTGCGGCGACAGGGTAATGGCCACCGGAAGTA